GAGTCGGTTGATGTTAATCTTATTCTTGGTGGTAAAGGTGGTGGTGCCGGTGACAGCGCATCCACACAAGATACGCATGTTACCATGTTACATGCACTTGTAGAAACAAGAAGAGATTGTGTTGCTTTTGCTTCTCCACACCGTTCTGCAACTGTGGGGGTTTCAAGTTCTATAACTGCTACAGATAATGTTGTTGATGCATTTGACCTTTGTCCCTCATCCTCATATATGGTATTTGATAGTTCATATAAACAAATGTATGACAAATACAACGATGTTTTCCGATTCGTTCCAATGAACGGTGACACAGCTGGACTTTGTGCTTTCACAGATCAAGTTGCTGACGCTTGGTTCTCGCCAGGTGGGTTTAACAGAGGTAATGTGAGAGGTGCAATTAAACTTTCTTATAATCCTAAGAAATCTGAAAGAGATCAGCTGTATCGGGCAAGAATTAATCCTATTGTTGATTTTCCAGGCCAAGGTGTAGTATTGTTTGGTGATAAGACTGCACTTGCAAAACCCAGTGCATTTGATAGAATCAATGTTAGAAGATTGTTCTTAGTTTTGGAAAAAGCTATTTCAACTGCTGCGAAGTTCTCTCTCTTTGAGTTTAACGATGAATTTACAAGAGCACAATTTAGAAATCTCATTGAACCTTTCTTGAGAGATGTTCAAGGTCGTAGAGGTATTTTTGACTTTAGAGTGGTTTGTGACGATACGAACAACACTGGTGAGGTCATAGACCGAAATGAGTTTATTGGTGACATTTATATCAAGCCAGCCAGATCAATTAACTTCATTACTCTTAACTTTATTGCGGTTCGCACTGGTGTAGAGTTTAGTGAAGTAGTAGGACAATTTTAAGGAGTAACTTCACATGGCACAAATAGATGATTTTAAAGCAAATTTACTTGGCGGAGGCGCTCGGGCAAATCAATATAGAGTTACCATTACTCCACCATCTGGAATTGCAATTGGTCTGGATGTTCGTAGGGCTTCATTCTTGGTGACGGCATCTAATCTTCCAGCACAAACTTTAGGTGAAATTGCAATCCCCTTTAGAGGAAGGCAGATTTATATTGCTGGAGACAGAACCTTTGATGACGCTTGGACAACAACATTTATGAATGATACGGACTTTATGATTCGTAACGCTATGGAATTGTGGATGAATGGTATCAACGATCTTGCAGATGCAACTGGAGTAACTGATCTTGCCGCTTACCAAACTGACTTACAGGTTGAACAGTTAGATAGGGATGATACAATTCTCAAAAGTTATATTTTTAGAAGTGCATGGCCTACTTCACTTTCTGCAATAGATTTAACTAATGACCAAGCAGATTCGATTGAGACTTTTGAAGTCACTTGGAGATACCAACACTTTGAAGCCTCTAGCGTAAATTTTGTCTAATTTTTACCTACTAAATATAAGAGTGAGAAGGATTAGTAGGAGTTATTATGGCTGAACTTTTTGGATTTAGAATTAGTAGAAAAACTGATGAGAAGGACATTGTATCTTTTACAAGTCCTTCCTCTGACGATGGCACTATTGAAATTCCGGGCGGTGGATTTTATAGTTCTGTTTTAGATACCGATGGTCGAGATAGAGCCGATATTGATTTAATCAGGCGATATCGTGACATAGCACAACAAGCAGAGTGTGACACTGCGATTGAAGATATCGTTAATGAAGGCATTGTGTCTAATGAAAGCGATATATCTGTACAGATTGAATTAGACAATCTGCCCTATCCAGACAGAATCAAAAAGAAAATTAGAGACGAATTTGAGGAAGTTTTAAGACTTCTAAAATTTGAAGAAAAGGGTCATGACCTTTTTCGTAGATGGTATGTTGATGGTAGAATTTATTTTCACAAAATCATTAATGGTAAAAATCCTAAAGGGGGTATAGCAGAACTTCGATACATTGATCCAACCAAAATTAAAAAGGTTAGACAAGTTGAAAAAGCTTTGGACCCAGAAACCGGCATAGAAAAAATAAAGAAGATCGAAGAATTTTACATGTATAACGACAAAGGCATTGAAGTTGCCGGTGGTGGAGTTCATGGACCAAATCAAGGGATAAAAATATCAGATGATTCTATAACCTATGTTCCATCTGGTTTGATTGATGGCAACTCTGGTCGAGTTTTATCTTATCTACAAAAAGCAATTAAACCCGTCAATCAATTAAGAATGATTGAGGACTCTCTAGTAATCTATCGTATATCAAGAGCACCAGAGCGTAGAATTTTCTACATTGATGTAGGTAATCTGCCTAAGATTAAAGCTGAACAGTATCTCAAAGATGTGATGAACCGTTACCGTAACAAATTGGTGTATGACGCATCAACTGGTGAGATTCGTGACGATAGAAATCATATGAGTATGTTGGAAGATTTCTGGCTTCCACGAAGAGAAGGTGGTAGGGGAACAGAGATTACAACTTTGCCTGGTGGACAAAATCTAGGTGAGATTGATGACATCGTTTATTTTCAGAGAAAATTGTTTAGGTCACTGAATGTACCAATCTCTCGTTTGGAAGCAGAGTCACAATTTAGTTTAGGTCGTTCCAATGAAATTACTAGAGATGAGCTAAAATTTACAAAGTTTGTTCAAAGAATTAGAAAGAAGTTTACACCTCTATTCACTGATATTCTAAAAACGCAACTTTTGTTGAAGGGAGTGATATCTCTAGACGATTGGAAACTGATGCAAGAACATATTCAATATGATTTCTTGGCTGATGGTCACTTTGCAGAATTGAAAGACGGTGAACTTCTTAACGAAAGATTAAATAATTTGGGAACTGTGGAGGCTTATATCGGTACATTTTTCAGTAAAGAGTATGTAATGAAAAAGGTGTTGCGTATGACAGACAATGAAATTGAAAATATGCAAGATCAGATAAATAAAGAAGAAGGTCTTGATCCAGATGAAGGTGGTATTGAGGTTCCTTCTGGTACAGATGGTATAACACGATACCCATCACAAGATGGCACTCCAATACCTCCAGACGATGTTGCCAAATATGATGGTCAAGAAGTAGATGATGAGGAGAAATAAATGTCTAGAGAAATAATTGATAATCTTGCGTCAAATTCAAACTTAGAAGCTGAGAAACATTTTGCCAATTCTATATCTGATAAGGTTGGTAAAGCGTTAGAAGGAAAAAGAAGAGAGTTATCCAGCACCTTTGTAAATCAAGAGGCCAAAAAAGATGAAGAGAATTGATGAACTTTATCAAAACTTAGTTTTTGAGAAAGATGAACATAAAAAATCAGCAGAATATAAGAAATTGTCTCCAAAAATGAGAGATGCTGTCGATTCTATCTTTAAAATTATGGATTCTAAACCTTCAGATTTCCTAAATACTTTTGAAAAGACTATAAAAGAAGTATCAAAAAAATTTAGAGTCACTGAAAAAGAACTCATGCGATACTTTGAAAAAGAAATGTTAACGGTATAGGAGTAGGAAATGTCATTTAAAACTTTAAGAAATGCTGGCACAATCTCAGCTTCAACACTTGGTGATGATGCTGCTCATGATGTAGATATCGGTAAGTTGAGTTCGGCAACATCTTTCAGAGTTACTGAGTTTGGTGGTCAAGATGTTTTCTTTCTTATTTCTGAAGACTACTCCGCAGTAACTAGCACAAACGGATTTTATTTAAAAGCCGGAAGTACAACCACAATAAGTCCATCAGTAAGACCTCGCTGTGCTGTTGCGTCTCCTGTTGCTCTTAGCGGAACGGATTCTGACTCTTCAGATGCTGGAGATCAAATTTTATTAGAGGAAGGAACAGTTGGTGCTGCATATGATGATGGGTCTTATTTACTTTTTGACCATGACCCAACTGGTTATCGTATTTCGGTTATCAACGAGACTGGCGGAAGCGATGGTGCAGTATATGTTGAAGAAGTCTCTTTAGGACATGCAGGGGTATAGTAATCATGAAACTAATATCAGAAGCCATTGAAAATGTAGAGTACATTTGCGAAGAAAGTGATGGTGATAAAAGTTATAAAATTCGTGGTATCTTTATGCAAGGGGATATTAAAAACCGTAATGGTCGGGTGTATCCTATGGATGTATTGACAAAGGAAGTTAAAAACTATAATAATAAATTTGTCAATGAAAAAAGAGCATACGGAGAGTTAGGCCACCCAGATGGCCCAACAGTAAATTTAGAGAGAGTTTCACATCTTGTCACTGAGTTGTATCCAGATGGTAAGAACATTATAGGTGAAGCTAGGATTTTAGATACTCCAATGGGAAAAATCGTCAAAACTTTAATGGACGAAGGAACGAAATTGGGTGTATCATCTAGAGGTATGGGAAGCTTGGACGAGAGGGACGGTGCCAAGTATGTGAGAAGTGATTTTTATCTTGCGGCAGCAGCGGATATTGTTGCTGACCCTTCTGCACCTAGTGCATTTGTACAGGGTATTATGGAGGGTAAAGAATGGGTTTGGAACCACGGTTCTTTGATTGAAGCTCATGTTTCAGAGATAAAAAGAAGTTTCGATGTTAAAAAGCGTCAAAGACAAGCGAATGAAGCTGCTTTAGCTTTTGCTAAGTTCCTCAAAAAGTTGTAATTTATAAATATATTTAATAAAAAAAAGGAGACTTCCTATGTCTGAATTAGACCAAACAATTGAAGAGCTAGAGGCGGAGGTTCTTGCAGAACTTGAAGAAGCCGCTCATGATGCTCCTACTAAAGGGTCTGCTGGTGCAGAGCCGATGAAAAAAGTTAAAAAAGTAGGACCGCCCCAATCTGATGAAATGCAAGATGGTGGTGATCCTGTTGTAGAACCAGATGCCGCTGATTCCCCAACTGATGTTGCAGCAGATAAAGCGAAAGAAGTCTCTGGTGACGAACAACAGAAGGATGAAGGGAAACCAGACCCTATGAAGAAAGTTAAAAAAGTTAAAGAAGATGCAGAAATGGATGAAGACGAAGAAATGGGTAATAAGTCCAAAGAAGAACTCATGGCTGCTATGTATGCAGAAATGGAAACGATGGGCAAGAAAGACCTTATGGCTACATATGGTATGATGAAAAAAGAAGATGGTCATTTGCCTTCTGAGAAGAACGAAGAGGTTGTTGAAGACTACATCAAGAGCATTGATGTTTCGTCTGATATTAATGCCCTCGTTGATGGAGAAGACCTCTCTGAAGAGTTCAAGGAAAAAGCTGCAACAATTTTTGAAGCTGCGGTTAAATCCAAGACTCGTAAAGAGTTGACAAGAATTACTGAAGACCAACAAGTTGCTATGGCGATAGAAATAGATGAGTATAAAGATACTCTATCTGAAAAAGTAGATCAATACCTCGATTATGTTGTAGAGGAATGGATGAAAGAAAACGAGTTGGCAATTGAGCGTGGACTCAAGGGCGAGATTGCTGAAGACTTTATTTCTGGTTTGAAACAGTTGTTTGAAGATCATTACATTGACGTTCCAAACGAAAAGTATAATGTTCTTGAAGCACAATCTGAGAAAATTGCTGAACTGGAAGAGCAGTTAAATGGTATTATGGAACAAAATATTGAGATGAAGACTGCTAATTCTGATTTGGTTCGGGAACAGGTCGTTTTAGAGGCTGCCTCTGAATTGACTGATACACAGTTTGAGAAGTTTAAGTCACTGACGGAAGAGATTGATTTTAAAAACCAAGACACTTTCCGTGAAAAGTTGGATACTCTGAAGGAAAGTTATTTTCCGAAAGTAAATTCTGATCAGACTTATGATAATGATGATGACTATGGTAGCGCCGAACAGGACATTGATACGACGAACGCAATGAAGGCGTATATGTCTGCTATTGGTCGTACTGAAAAACGTATCAAAGGCGCTGTTTAAATTATAAACATAATAAATAGATGTAATAATAAATAAAGGAGAAACAAATGTTTCAAACAGAACATCTACAAGAAAAGTGGTCGCCGGTCCTAAAACATCCTGATCTTCCAGAAATCGAAGATTCGTATCGTCGGGCCGTTACCACTGTTATTCTTGAGAACCAAGAAGCTGCTCTTAGAGAAGATGCAGCGTTCCTTTCGGAAAGTGTTCCGACAGGTAATGTATCGGGTGTATCAAATTGGGACCCAATCCTAATTTCGTTAGTTCGCCGTGCAATGCCAAACTTAATTGCGTATGATATCTGTGGTGTCCAGCCAATGACTGGCCCTACTGGTCTAATCTTTG